AGTCGGTGCTACTGTAATAAATTCAACATTAAAAGCAACTGGTAATACCAATCTGCAAGGTAATTTATCAATGTCGAATGGTCTTAGTCGTGTTACTATGTCAGGTCAATTATTTGTTAGCGGATTTGTTACTATTTCATTAAAAGGTGGATTATATAATAACGGTGCATTATACAATTTAGGTATATCAACTTTAGTTAGTGATGTAACTTGTCAAAATAATCTTAATGTAACCAAAATATTAACTGTTACACAACAAGCTAATTTGAACTCCGCCGCGACAAGAATAGCTGGCGGCAAATCGAGTTCAGTACAAGCTGCAGTTGGAAATTATCAACTTTGGTACGATAATGAATCATTAGCCCTAAAAATATACGATTCGGCAGCGCTTAAGTGGTATACAATACTTGTAGATTAAGGAGAAAAAATGCAAACAAATGAAATGTTTATTCAATTGAGGCAATCAGTTATAACTGCGCAATCTGAATACGAAAAATCAAGAGCACAATTGAATGTTGCTAAGATAGACGAAGAAACCTGTCTAACATCATTGCACAATGCCGTAATAAATTTAGAAAACTTTTTAGCGAGGTATATCAATGTTGAACAAAATAACCAATCCGATAGTGAAATCCCTGTGGAAAAATAAATGGTGTATTATTGTTATGACATTAATTTGTGCATTAACTATCAATATATTAACTCCCGAACCGATAATTAATGAAAGAATTGTTACAAAAGAAATAGTGGTTACTAAATATGATACTCTTTATGTTGAATCTAAACCTTATAAACAAATAATATATTTGCCATCAGATACAGTTTATTTCCATGAAATCGATTCATCGTATGTTGATAGTTTATATAAAGAATTTGCCGAACAAGTTAAGTCAGGTAATACACCAGTAGTATCTGATACACAGCAATTTGGAAAGCATAATTTATATGTTGAATATCGTTTTCCACCTCAGTCGCAGTTCAAATACAAATTTTATCCCGGCCCTGATTCTTTAATCAAAATTACAGAAACAATAACAAATACGATAGACCATACACCACAACTTTCTATTTTCTTTGGTCCATCGTTTTTGCAAATTCAAAAACAAGTTGATTTAACAATTGTCAATGAAAGCTTTATTGGACTTCATGCTGGATTGCGTGTTAAAAACATAGGTGTACATTACACTTGGTATCAAAATAGTAAAGAATTTGGTGCTTCTTATTACACTCCATTACAAATTCCTAAAATAAAATTATTCTAAAGGTAAATGATGAGTTATACTACAGAAATACTATCACCAGATAAAGCCGGTAAAGATAAACAACTATTAGCACTTCGATATGGTCCACCAGAGTTAACTGGTCCTCCATTGCCTAATGATAATCAAATCAACGATAATCAATTATACAAAATTCTTGATTATCGTGAAAAATTACCTTGGAGCATAATTAATACAAAAAGATGGGGAAAAAGACCACTTCATTACATTAAGAAAGTGGTAATTCATCAAGCATTGTCAAATGCAAAAGTTGAAGGTATTAATCATTATCACATCAGACCAAATCATATAAGTATCGAAGGTTGTCCACACATTTGTTATCATTTTTTTGTTGGCTTCGATGGTTCTATTTATAAGTGTAATGATGACAAAGATATAACATGGCATTGCAAGGGTAGTAATATGCATTCTCTTGGTATTTGTTGTCAAGGAAGTTTTAATGGTCCTTCGTATGTTGGCGACTCGCGACCAACAATCAAACAATTGAATTCATTGAAATGGTTATGCAATTGTCTTGCCAAAACATATAAATTGAATAGCGATACTTTCTTTGGTCACAACGAACTTCAAAAAGGTAAAGAAAACTGTCCCGGCAATGAGCTTTCACATTGGATTGATGATTATTCGCTTAATGGTGTTGAAATATACACTTAAAACCAAAAAACAGTAATTAAGTATGTGCAGCATTATACCACACAATTCACTAAAAAAGATTATGTCAGCAAATGACCAAGATAAGGGCTGGGTATATCGCTATAATGACGGCGAAATATGGACAGATGACAATGGAAATGTGTGGCGAAAAATCGGAAGAACTTCGCGTGCTCAAGTTATTGAACGACAAGCAGCGGTTCCCGTGATATGCCCGAAATGTGATAAAGGAATTAATAGATTCGACCATTTCTATTTAACCGCTTACAATCATTGCTTCATTTGTGAAACCAAAGAAGAACTTATCAGGAACACTCAAAAGTAGGAATACCATGGAAAAAATAGCAATATTTAATGACTCGGCAGATGACACAATCATCAAAAAAGATGATACCACACTTTCAGCTATTGAAGCGGTGAATAATGTTTTCGAACAGAAAGCACGCAAATTTTATGATTTCGCCGTTAAATTCTACGCGTTATCAGAAGATTCTGAAAAACCTAAAGGTGTTAAAGATATGTCAGGTTACGACCCTGATTTAACGGCAGATAAAGCTTCAGATATTTTTATGAAAGTAATCTATATGGAAGAAATGCCTTCCGGTACGTATGGACAATCTGGCGCGCAAACTAACTTTAATCAAGTTCGAGAAGCAGCTGATTTATTTATGACTGCAGTAAAAAAAATGTATTCTGATTCTGTTGACGGGGCATTTCCATTCAAATTTGACCATGAAGAGCAAATCTACGCTCAAGAAAGTGGATTTCGTAAACTTCGTTATTTCGTACCATTGATTTTCAAAATGTCTGGGAAAGTTCAAAAAATTAAAGTATAACTATGAGTGAAGACAAACAACAAACAGCGTTTGATGATTTTGACCCAAGTGTTTACAACACAACAGATAAAGAAGTTATTAAAAAAGAGTTTCGTCGTTGCAAGAGAGATGTAGCATATTTCATTAATAATTACATCATAATTCAACATCCGACAAAAGGTAAAATTCCGTTCAAATTATGGGAATTTCAGAAATCGACTATCAATGAATTTTTGAATAATAGATATTCTATAATTTTGAAAGCTCGTCAGCTTGGAATATCAACTTTAGTCGCAGCTTATGGTCTATGGCTTTGTCTATTTCATAGTGATAAGAATGTTTTGTGCTTAGCTACTAAATCTGATGTCGCTCAAAATATTATTACTAAAGTTGATATGATGTTAACTAATTTACCTAAATGGATGCCATATAAATTAATTGATGATAATAAGAAAACTAAAAGTTTTAAGAACGGTTCACAAATAAAAGCAATTCCTACAACAGAATCTGCCGGTCGTTCAGAAGCGCTTTCACTTTTGATTGTTGACGAGGCAGCATTTATTGATAAAATGGATGATATTTGGGCCGCAGCACACAATACTCTTAGTACCGGCGGCGATTGTATTGTTCTAAGTACGCCAAATGGTATTGGTAATTGGTTCCACAAGGTATTCTCTGAAGCAGAATCACAACTTAATGATTTCAGAGCTATTACGCTTCATTGGTCAGTTCACCCTGAGCGTGATTTAGCTTGGCGCAAGCATCAAGATAAAGTACAAGACCCAAAACTTGCTGCTCAAGAGCATGATTGTGATTTTATTACTTCAGGTGATAATGTATTTGATTTGACTCTTATTAAAGAAAAATATGAGCCGATGTGCAAAGAACCTTTATACAAAGAAGTTGAAGATAGAAGGTTATTTGTATTTGAGCCACCTGACTTTAATGATAGAGATTATATTGTTTCCGCTGACGTTGCTCTTGGCGATGGTTCAGATTATTCAACGGCTATAGTCATAAAAGTAGCTCTACCCGACGAAAGAGAAAAAGATAAGGTAGTAGCTGTATATAAAGGCAGAATACAAACTGATAAATTTGGCGAATTACTTGACAAAATCGGTCGTCATTATAATAATGCTCTTATCATAGTTGAAAATAATTCAGTTGGTGTAGCACCATTGCAAAAATTACTTGATTTGGAATATCCAAATTTGTATTATACACCAAAGGGCCAATCATATACTTATGATTTCGTTAATAAACTAACTGACCTTGAAAAAATAAAGTATGATGGACGACCGGGAATAACAACATCAATGAAAACTCGTCCAGCATTCATTGGTAACATGGCTCATGCAATTGCTAACGAAACAATTGAATTTTATGATAAAAGAATTATTGATGAAATATATACATTCGTTTATGAAAATGGAAGACCACAAGCTCGTCAAGGTTATAATGATGATTTGATTATGGCTTTAGCTATTGGTCTTTGGATAAGAGATGTAGCGTATAAAATTCAAATGTTGAAAAGACAATCAGCTATAGCAAGATTAGATTCTATGGATTTTGACAACAGCAATATTTTGCCAGTGTATAAATCAGACCGCTTCAAACAAAACCCTTATGAAATTGATGTTGGAACTGGTATGAATACGGTAAAAGAAGACATAAGATGGTTATTCGATTAATAAAGGATAGAAAATGGACAATATCGCATTCGGCAATACACTAAGCAGAGGATTTGACGATGTAAAAGATGAGAAAGCTCGTGAAATTTACAAACGTCTAACTAAACTTCTGCAAACTGGTGTCGTTGTGCGTCAGGTTACTAAGAGTGGATTTTCAACTGTCAAAGATATGGACCAAGGAAAAAGTTTAATTGGTCGTTTGTCTGGATATAAGCATGCTCAAAATACAATCTATGCAGATATTATGTCACAGCAAGCTAATCGTATGGGTAGAGCATACGAATATGAGCTTATGGAACAAACTGCTGAAATTGCTGCATCGTTAGATATATATGCTGATGAATCAACCACACTTGATGTTCATGATAACATGATTGAAGTTACGTGTGATGATGAAAGAATTCAAGAGATTCTTGAAAATTTATTTTATGACATCATCAATATTAAAATGCATCTATGGAATACAATTCGCGGTATGTGTAAATACGGCGATTACTTTTGGTTATTAAATATCGATGAATTGCACGGAGTTATCGGTTTTCAAACTGTTGACCCAACATTAATTGAACGCGAAGAAGGATTTGACGAAAAAAATCCAAATGCAATTAAATTCAATTTTTTGGGTGTTAAACAAAGCTCGTATAATATTCCACTTCACAGACAAACAGATGCTATTCAAAATTGGCAAATAGCACATTTTAGACTTACTGGTGACCACAAATATTTACCTTATGGCCGTTCAATTCTTGAACCTGTGCGAAAGACATGGAAACAACTTATTCTTCTTGAAGATGCTATGCTTGTTTATCGTATCACCCGCGCTCCAGAACGTCGAGTCTTTAAGATTGATGTCGGTTCACTCCCACCTCATCAAATTCCTGATTATATTAAAAAGGTAAAAGCTGACCTCAAGAAGCATCCAGTCGTAGACCCATCAACTGGTAATGTTGATTTGAAATTTAATGTTATGGCGCTTGATGAAGATTATTTTATTCCAGTTCGTGGTGATAGAACAACAACAGCAATAGAAACATTACCCGGAGCTCAAAATCTCGGTGACATTGAAGACGTTGAATATATGCAAAAAAAGCTTTTTACTGGATTAAAAATTCCAAAAGCTTATCTTGCTAATGAACAAGACCTTGGTGCTAAAGCAACATTGAGTCAAGAAGATGTTAGGTTTTCCCGTACAATTGGTCGAGTACAAGAGGCAGTTCAAGCAGAATTAACTAAGATTGCTATAGTTCATTTATATATACTTGGATTCACAGATGAAAGTTTGGTTAATTTCCAAATTCAACTTAATAATCCATCTACTCTTGCTGAACAAATGATGATTGACTTGATGCAAAAAAGAATAGAAACTGCAGTTGAAGCTAAAGAATCTGGGATGTATGATAGAACTACTATTATGCGCGATATTTTGAAAATGTCAGATGATGATATTAAAACAGTTAATGATAATTTGATTCTTGACAGTAAATTTGCATTTTTGCTTACGTCTATCGGAGAACAGGGACAAGACCCACGTGCTAATGACGTTGCAGCAGAACAAATTCAGAATCAACAGAATGAATTTGAATCAAACAATAGTACTGTTAATAATTTTCCACAGAGTGATGTTATCAAACAGAAAGAATACGAACCTTCGCCATCGAGTCAAGGAAATGATTCAAGTCCTATGAGTATAAGAAATGCTTATCCGAATCCAAACACAAGTGAATTGTATGATGAGATTGACAAAGCAAGACAAAAACAACTTATAAAAGAAAACAGAAGTACACAAAAGCGTTTGCAAGAAATACTTAAAAAAGTCGAAGAGGACACACTTTTGGTTGAAGAAATAATGAAACAACAAAAAAATTCGGAGTAAGACATGGCGTTAAGTCACTCAAAGGCGAAAGACATTGGACTAATATTTGAACTTGTTTCGAGAAGTTTGATTCAGCGTCTAATGCAAAATGAAGATGCAACATCGCTTGTTAAGATTTGCAAAAAGCATTTTAGTGAATCCTCTATTCTTGCTAAAGAATATGAAGTGTATCGAGTTTTAACCGAAACACGGTGTCGCAATGAAACTCAGGCATACAAATTGTTAGAAGAAGCTATCAAATCTGTTAAAGATATTGATGAACAAGAATTATTGAGAAATACTCAAAAATTTCTTGCAGATATTAACAAGATAATACCTCTAAATGAATTCTTTAAGCAACCAGTTTCAAATTACCGCTTATTTGCTTCGATTCAACAATTAATTGGTGAAAATAGAAAATCATCAGGCGTGTCAAGTATAAATCAAAGACATAAACTTGAAGACCATGTTGTTAGCGTTCTAACTTCACCAAAAAAACGCAATAAATCACTTGTCAAAAAAATAGTTGAAATACAAGAAAAGAAAATTAGTGATTTAACATATTCTATTATTTTAGAGCAATTTAATCAACGATACAAAAATATTCTTCCAGACCAGAAAAGAATTGTAAATGAATATATTATATCTATGAATGATAAAAATAAATTCGAAAAATTTATGAAACGCGAGTCAAAAATAATTGAATCTAAATTGTCTAAACTTGATGACCTTGTTAGTCATGAACCAAAAGCTATGATTAAGATGAGATTAATTCGCAAAAATCTAAATAAAATAGTAAATGAAAACAAAGCCGTAACACATAATAATTTATTGCTTTTGTTGAAGTCGTATAATTTAATAAGTGCCTTAAAGGAGCTTGATACAAATGACAAAAAAGTCATATAGAATACCTAAAAAATTAGTTGAAATGAAGGGTCTTATTATTGAAGATGCTGGATGGAAAACTTATAATCTTCGCTCAGGCATTCGTTTCCTTATCAGTGTTGATGATGGAACCCCTTCAAAAATTAAAAGTGCTACACTTGGTCTAAGAATTAATTTCAAATTGCGAGATACGAATAAGACGAAAGGTGCAACATATCCTTCCGCAGTCGCTGCTCGTATGTTAAGGAAAGAAATAGAAGAATTTATTAAAAGCAGATATGATAAAGTTTTTCAATCAACGCTTTATAAGATTGAAAACTTTTCAAGACGTAATCCAGCAGTAGGACATTCTTTTGCTGCAGGCCATGAATATGATTCTTCCGCTGCATTTAAGTTTGGTAAAACTCACGTTGTTGATATTTATGACCAAGTAACATTTAACGAACCAGTACATATTGATGACCTTTTTGATTCATTGAAGAAAAATGCTGGAACAAGCATATTATCAGATAAACTATTTAAGCCACAAACAAGTGACCCTTGGACAGTTTCGGTATAAATAAGGAAATAACAATGTCAACAAAACCTGATAGTTTAGAATCTTGGGCAAAATCATTATTGCAAGCACGTAAAGTACTTAGTGATTATTATGCTGATAAATTAAGTAATTTTAATGGCGATTCTCGTACTTTGGTTTTACAATTTAAGCCAAATCATTTTGAATCAGTAAGTAAATTTGATATTATATCAATTTTGAAAAAACAAGGTATTGGCATCGATTATGTTAGACCAGTGATTCATCGTAAAGAATGGATTGTTTCGCTTAAAGAAGATATTGGATTGGTTGAATTATCTACATCTGCAGGTGCTGGTGGATATAATTCCAAATATGCTTGGGGTTCAAAAGATGAAGAAGATAAAGATGGCAAAATTCAAAGAAAGTTTATGCCGACTATAGCTATTGGTGAGAATGTCGAAGATAAATTTGCTGGCCGGATGAAAATTTTAATTAAGAAATTTATTGAAGCTAAGAAAAATAATGACAAAAAAAATATGGTAAAATTACGAGACGCTGCTTGGTCATCCTTTTATCATATCAACAATACAACTAAATTAGGACGTGAAAGATTGGCTAAAATTATCGGTGAAGACAATAAAACAATTGACGGAAGATACGTAGGTTATTCTGGTTATCCTGACTTATATGAAGATGTCCAAAGAGAGTACTTTGTAATCAAAGGACACGCTGCAACGTCTCAATCTTTCAAAACAATACAAAGTGCAGCAAAATATTGGAAATTCTGGGTAATAGCTGGACAAGGTTCAAGTATGTTTGGTGATAAACTTGGACCTAAAGTAGCAAAAGTTTATTATGAACCAGCAGGAAAACATGATTTAATTCCTATTGAAAAAACAAAATTTGCTTCAAGTTGGAAAAATCTTATTAATCAAAAAGATAGTCCGCAATATATTTTTGACATAATGAAAAAATATCCTGATAATTTGAAAACTCCTTCATTTAGAAGTGATACTCATGGAACGGGTATCATGTTGACTGTTAAATCAGACCCTAAATCAAAAAATAAAATAGTAGATTATTTGAAATCTAAAAGTGCGCAATTTAATGAAGTTAAGGGAAATAATAAACCTGATTCTAAAATTCACAATTATCTTGTAACATATATTAAAGCATCAATTGATGAGAGTAAAAAAACGAATGAATCAGTAAGATACCCATTGCTTAAAAATATTTTGAAACGTGAATATGTAAATCCCGGTGACCCTAAAAATTCTAAAAGCATTGTTTCGGAAAAAGATGGATATTATGATTTTGACAATAAATCAATGGGTGGTAAATATTATGTCTACGAAGATGATAGTGTTTATGTTGGGTGTTTTGTACCAACGATGAAAGAAAGAGCAATACAAGTTTTAGCCGTTGAGTCAGATATAGATAAAGCAAAACGCAAAGTTAGTTATCATCGTCGTAAATTCGAATCTTTCCGTAAAAAACCACAATTAAATGATGAACAGTCCAGCGAACCAAGTACATTCAAAAATGTTATGACTAAACTTATGCCTCCAATTACCGAAGATACAAAACATAATTGGCAAAAATCAGTTAAAACTCTTGGTATTAATTCTGGCGACATCATTGTGCTAACAGCTGATGTTTCAATATTCAAAAAAGGTCAAAAAGTTGAAATTGTAAGAAACAAAACATACGATGAATTAATGCTTTATGATTATGAAAAAACAAAAAAAGTTTATGCGGTTAGTCCAGAAGATTTGAAAGGTAAATTCAAAAGAATAAAACATGGTAGTAGCAATGAAAAATAAAAGCATAATCAAAAATATTGTTGATAAAATTAAAAAAGATGATGAACCAATAGAATTAACAAGTAATAATCCAGAAAATATTAATTGGATTAAACGAAATGTTGATGATAAAATTGATGATGAAGAATCAAAAACACAAAAAGAATGTTATACTTGAAGATAACTACAAAACTCAAGGTTTGAGTCTATGAAATTATTAACATTGATAAAAGAATCAGAAGCATCAGAAAAGGCCAATAGTCTTGGCCTTAATCATGTTGGTTGGGGAAAATATGCAGATAAATCTGGAGATGTTGTGGCTCAGACACAGCATGGTAAACTTGTCTTTCTTGATAAAGAAAAAGATGAAAAACCTGCAGATTTAACAATACTTGCTAAAAAAGCTCAACGAAGTAAAATTAAAAAAGTATTAGATGCTGATTTTGTTATGAAACAAAAAATATCTGGTGCTAAAGGAACTAATGAAGGTGGTATCTATCTCGGGGAAGATGGAAAAAAGAGATACGTAAAGATTTATAAAAATGAATCACAAGCCGTAGCTGAACATCTTTCTGATTTGATTTATAATCATATTGGAGCTGGGGTCCCGAAATCAACATTATTTAAGTTAGATAATGGTAAATTTGCATTCGCATCGGAAATGATTGAAGGTTCTAATTTTATAACATCGCCTGACAATCAAAATTTGCATTTACCTAATGTAACATTAAACTCTTTTTCTCAATTCAAAGATTTATTAAATCATGAAAATAAAGAAAACGTTAAATGGGCAAAATATCCTAAAATAACTGCTGGTATAAAAAAAGCAGCTGATGACTTTGCTAAAGGTTTTATGACTGATGTTTTTCTCGCTAATTGGGATGCTGTTGGTCTTGAAAATGATAATGCTTTTTATGATTGGAAAGAAGGTAAATCATATCGTATAGACCAAGGAGCAACTTTTTGGTGGAGGGCACAAGGTGGTTATAAAGCTGATAAAGGGTTTACGGCTGATTCTATTGAAGGTGAATTAGATGGATTTACAGATGCTAATAAAAATTCAGTTTATTCGAGTGTTCTTGATATTGTATCGGACCAAAACAATCCATTGAAAAGTAAAAAATTAATGGTTGAACAAATCGACCGCATACTTCAACTCGAAGCATATTATGGTGGATGGTCTAATTTTGTTGATAAAAATATTCCCTCCGAATTAAGTGATTCTTCAAGTGTCAAAAAAAGTCTTACCGAATTCTTAGAACGACGAACAGCTGCTATTAAAAAATATAAGTCTAAAATTACACTTGGAAGGCATTCAAAGAATAAAGAATGGTGGGCTATAAACGAAAAAGATATTATGGAATCACAAACAGGTGATTTACTTAATATTACCGATATTCTTTCGACAAGAGCAAGAGAAAACAGCGCAATCAACAAAATCAAACAAAAATCAAGAGATTATATGTATTCATCAGATGATAAATCTAATCGGTCTATTGAAGATATAGTTAAAAGATTTGTTGGTGGGAGTTCTGAAGGTTATGGATTAAGCTCTTTGGTTCGTCATATTTCGTTTTCCAAAGACGGTAAACCTGATTATAGAATAAAAGAAGCAGTTGAAAATTGTATTAAAGCGTATAATTTGAATAATACGAACGACAAAGTTTATTTAGGTGTCAAAAAAGATTGCGAAGAACAATTCGATATAAAATGGTCAAGTGATGGTGTTGAAAGATTCAAAAAATATGTTGAAAATGAACGAGAAATTCTTCGCGAACTTGGTTTAATCAAAACTAATAATAAAGGAGAAGAATTTATAACTTTATATCGTGGATTAAAAAAATATAAAGATAATCCTGATACAGATGACAAAATGATAGCTGGTGCAAGAGCTCGTTATAAAATTGGGGAACGCATCAAAAGTGGAAAAAAATCAACATATAAAGGCAATTATTGTGATTCTTGGACATTAAGTCCAAGAATAGCATCCCAATTTGCAGGTAGTAGTGGCTATGTTTTGAAGTCTGATGCACCTATTAATCGCGTCATAGCTTTTGCATATGGGTCTCACACATTTGACCATTCAACTGAAGCGGAAGTTATTCTTGACACCAAAGAACCGATGGACATTTTTATCATATAAAACTATACTTAACAATAGGATTACTTTTAGGAAATCAATATGCAATCAAGCCAAAAATTACTGACCGAATATAATATTCTCATACAAGACCTTAGCTTAATTAAGGAAGAATATGAGAAGACAGGCAAAGTTATATTGTCTGGAGTCTTGCAACGCGCAGATTCGCCTAATCAAAACAATCGCATTTATCCATTTAGTCTCTTGAAACGAGAAGCTGATAAAATCATGAAAATGATTGGAGAAGATAGAGCTTTAGGCGAGCTGGACCATCCGGACAGCGTAATTGTTAACCTTGCTAATGTTTCACATATCATACGCGAAGTTTGGTGGAGCGATAAAGAATTAATGGGAAAGATGGAAGTTCTTAATACGCCATCAGGTAAAATTCTAAAAGAACTTGTGCTTGCAGGCGTTAAAGTCGGAACGTCATCTCGTGGAGTTGGTTCGCTTGGAGAAGACAAAACTAATCAATATGATTCAAATAATAAATACTCTATTGTTCAAGATGATTTCGAACTTATAACATTTGACATGGTCTCAAATCCGTCAACGCAAGGTGCATATTTGTTAAAAGAAGTAAAAAATATAACAACAAATATAACACCTAAACAGAAATTATTGATGAAAATAGATGGAATAATGACTGACATTTTAATTCGTTCATCTTAAAAAATAGCACTTTTGTAAACACATAAATCCAATCCTCAAGTGAAAATAAAAACATTAATTAATGAAATCCAAAAAGAATTCAAAGGCATAGAAGAATTAACCCAATGGCTTAAAGCTAATGGATTCAAAGGTCAACGAAAAAAATATAGTTGGTCGGTTAAATATCCTGATTTTTGGTTAAAAGAATCTGGTGTTGATTCTGTCAAAATCACGTGTTCTGTAAAACAATTAATGAATGGTAATTCTCATGCTTTGTTTGGTGCATGGGGAATGGATAACATAAAGCCTGAAGCTATACAATATCCTGATACCGCAAATCCTCTAAAATTGCAAAAAGCTTTATCAGCTGTAATGAATCAAATCAAAAAATCGATAGGTCAATAATATGGGTGAACTTAGAAAAATATTTGAAGATGCTGAAATTGCTATCGCACAGCAAGCACCAATAAATACTCAACAGTTGTTTATGGAAATAAGAAATTTCGCAAAACTTGCTGAAGGTGTTCGAAATTCAAGCTTTGGCAAAAGTCTTAAGCGAATAGCTTATCTTGCCAATGAATCATCAAGGCATATTACAGAACAAGGTTCAGATTCTTTTGATAAAGAAACACTTCGTCGTAATACTAAAGCTCTTAATGAATTAGGAAAACTCGCTACAAAATTAAATGAACAACAAGATTCAATTACTAAACAAGCACATGCTATGTATGAAGAACTTGGTATTTATCTTGAAAGATATTACAAAATGAACTAACATAAACAAATATTTGTTAAATTTTAATACGTCGATAACTTATGTCGACGTATTTTCTTTTTAAGATTATAAAAAATTTGTACTTTCAAATGGTTAGTATATATTTAACTATGTACACGCATAAGTTGCGTAGTTGGAAATTAACCCCTATAAAATGGAGTAACAAAACATGGGAAAAAGAAACACGTACAGTGACCTCATCAAGGATGCTGACTTGATTAAGGAAGTATCTATTGAAAAGGCAAAGTCCATGTTGGCGGAAGCGCTCACTCCACATCTACGACGAGCTCTTGAACAAAGTATCAATGAAACTGAGGACGCTTTTTCTGGCGATTCAGACATTGACAGCAAGGGAGATAAGGAAGGTGAGCCATTGAATCAGAGTATTCCGACTGCAACAAACGAAAATGATGAAGAATTTTCAGATGAAGAATTTTCAGATGAAGAAGATTCAGAAGAAGAAGACGTCTTGGGCGGTCTCGGCGAGAATGATGAAGAAGAATATATGCCGGGTAATGACGCAGGTATGAATGGTATGGGCTCAGAAATGAGCGATGAAGAAATGCCAGAAGATGATACTGACCTCGATGAAATAATTAATTCTCTCAGTGAAGAGGGTTATGAAGACGATGAGGAACTTGGTACAGGAAACGATACAATGTCAAATGCCAGAGTCGGTAACGGAGCAGACAATCTCTATCCAGATATGGCTGGTGCTGGTGCTGGTGCTGAAGAAGAAGAAGAATTCGAAGAACCATCTAAAGGTGACGAAGTAGTAGAATCTGATAAGCCTGTTAAAAAGACAGCTTTTCAGGGTACAAGCATTGCAGAAGTTAAAGCTCTTAGGCTTGAAGTTCGCAAATTGCGTAAATTTAATTCACAGCTCAGAGAGCAAATCAAACACCGTGACACGATTGTTAGAAAAGTTGGAGCTAAGCTAAATGAAACTGCTCTTATGAACAGTAAACTTGCTTTTGCTTATAACTTGATGAATAAATTCTCGTTGACACGTCGTGAAAGACTTGTTGTTCTCGAGCAACTTGACAAGGCAACGAACGTCAATGAAGCCAAGTTGATTCATAGTAGTCTTAATGAATCCTTTAAGTTGACAGTTTCTTCTAAAATGAGAAACATAACTAAGGGTAAGGCAAAAATCAACGAAAACGTTTCACACATTGTTGACAAGATAGCAGCAAATAGACCAGTAACCCTTCGTGACCAGCTCATTACTGAGCAGGTAAAGAATCGCTGGGAAGCTCTTGCCGGTATCTCTGGTATCAACGATGAGTCTAACGAATAAAATTAATAAGGAATATATGTAAAAATGGGTAAAATTAACGAAACAATTAGAACTCAGCTTGACAATCTTGAGGACCCCGTAGCACGTCAAATTACAGAAGCTACTATGGCAAAGTGGGAAATGTCAACAAAGCTTTTGAAAGGTCTTAAAGGCCAAGTAAAACGCAATATGGCTATTCTACTTGAAAATACACTTCAGGACCTCAAGAGAAAGGGTATGTTGAGTGAATCCTCAGCGACTCAGTCAGCAGCTGGCTTTGAAGGCTGGTCAAATGTTGCATTGCCACTTGTACGCAGGGTATTTGCTAATCTATTGGCGAACGAGATTGTATCGGTACAACCGATGAATCTTCCGTCAGGATTAGTATTCTATCTTGACTTTACATTTGGAACGACAGGTGTTGGCGAAAAAGATAATCGTCAGGCAGGTCAATCGCTTTTTGGTAATACTTCCTCATCAGGAGAGCCAACTGGTGGTTATTATGGTGGTGTTAACTTCAGCTATACAAGAAACTTCTTGTCTGGAAACTTTGCGCCGCTTGCAACTGGTGTCTTAACAGCATCATCTATTGAAGAACAAAATCCAGCATCAGGTTATTTTATAACTGCTTCATGGGCAGATGTTGATTACAGTCCTGTGTTATCGAGTTCCTTTTCCGACGACGGCGGACAAATAATTAAAAAAATTGTTCTTCCAATTTTGTCGATGAGTAATGTCGATGAAACCTTGGTTAAAGCAATTACGTTATCATCAAATACAGCTGGAACAATCGCTGGAGTTTATCGTGCTTATAACAAGTACGATGCAGGTACATCAACATTTACGTTTATTATTTCTGGTACGTCCAAGCCAAAGTTCGACTCATGTGATATAACAGGCTCATGGTTGCGTAAGACGACACAAGACTTCCGTGGTGACTTCGAAATTGGTCAAACAGGAATTGGTAACAATCCAATTCCTGAATTGAACATCGTTGTTCGCAGCAAGCCAGTTGTTGCCCAAACACGTAAATTAAAAGCATCTTGGACGCCAGAACTTCAGCAAGACTTGAGTGCATATCATGATATCGAAGCGGAAGCCGAATTAACTTCAATGCTTGCAGACCAAATTTCGCTTGAAATCGACCGTGAAATCCTCGATAACTTGTTGACAAATGGTGAGCAAACAAACAAGT